CTGCTTTTTCATGGTATCGCATAGTTCAAAATAAATGTGCGTTGTGAGTGGATATTAATTGTTTATGATTTGTATCCGATTCAACATTGCTTTTGTATTTGCGTTGTGATAATATATATGTTTTTTAGGAGCGAAGCGGTGAATATTATTGAAAAAAACATTAAAGATTTAGTACCTTACGAAAATAATCCTCGTAAAAACGAAGAAGCCGTACAGTATGTAGCCAATTCTATCAAAGAGTTTGGCTTTAAGAATCCTATCGTTATTGACAAAAACAATGTTATTGTGGCAGGACATACTCGTTTACTGGCGGCAAAAAAATTAAACTTAAAAACAGTTCCTTGTGTTGTGGCAGACGATTTAAACGAAGAACAAATTAGAGCTTTTCGTTTGGCTGATAATAAGACTGCAGAAATTGCGGGCTGGGATTTTGCATTGTTAGATATGGAACTTGCCGAAATCACTATGGATATGCAGGACTTCGGTTTTACCGAACACAGCGACGAGTACATCAATGAGTTTTTCGATGAAGGTAGCAAAGCAAAAGAGCACAGCAGTGACGGCAGTTACAAAGTTGAAGCGTTCTGTGAATCCGAAGATGCGATGAATAAGGTGGTTGAGTTTTTGGAAGAAATCGGCGTGGAATATAAGGTGAAATAAAATGAAGAATGTTATTTGCCATATTTGCGTTGAGGGCTTCCATAGATGGGCAGAAGCACCGCTACACCTAAATTTCCTATCATACAAGCACAGACACATCTTTGATATTCGTGCAAAGTTTGAAGTCAGCGAAAACAACAGGGAAATTGAGATTATCGAAACGCAGGATATTATGCGGAGGTATATAGAGGAAAAATATAAGAAAGGCATGTGCTGTGACTTCGGTAATATGTCCTGCGAAGATATAGCGGAAGAACTGCTGAATAAATTTAACGCACACTCTGTGCAAGTCCTCGAAGATGGCTTTGGGGGTGCAGAGATTGTTCGATAATAATATAAAAGTACATTTTGCTGGTTCAGAGGGAAATCAGACCGTAGACTGTGCATTAAGGGCGGCTAACGTAAGATACCGCCTTTTTTCTTGCTATAAATTCATTGTCAGCAAAAAGAGGGACTCTAATTTTGAATTGCCATACAATAATGTCGTTCGGTATGGTGAGAAGTATTACAGACATACCATACAAGACAGCGGGTTATTTACGCTGATGTTCGGTGCGGCAAAAGGCTGTAAACTGACAATGCAGGATATGATAGAGTGGCAAGACAAACTTATCGCATTCGTCCAGCAAAACAACCTGAAATGTACCTGCGTAGAAATGGACGTTCAGAAAGTCCTTGGGGTAAACGAAGCGTGGGACTTGCGGTATAGAATGAGAAAGCTGTTGAAGAACCGCCAAATAAATGTATTTCATTATGAGGACGGGAAAGACGGGTTAGACAGGCTTATTGATTTCTCGGACTATATCGCAATAAGTGTCCCCGAAATGCGAATCATCAAACCCGGCACATTCCGCGGGTATGTACACCAGCTTGCGTGGTACATAAAGAATAAAAAGCCCGAGATAGACATACACCTGCTGGGATGTACGGACTTTAAAATGCTCAAAGAAAACAAATTCTGTACCACTGCAGATTCTACATCGTGGCTGTCGGGCATCAAATTCGGCAGTTTTGGCGATGGAAAAGTAAAGTCACATATCCGCAATTTAAAGAGGGATATAATGGAGCAACGAAAAGCACTGATACTGCCGATGTTAGACGACTACGGCATAAAGGTCGCAGAGTCAACGCTGGACTATACCGTGCGTTCTTCGCTGTGTGCGACAATATGTAAACAGCGATACACCGAAATGGCGGGCAGTCAAGAATAGGGGGCAAGTATGAAAAAAAACGAAGCGAACTATATGATGCTGGTTACGCTGTTTGTTATCAGCATTGTTATTGCAAATGTCGTTGGGGCGAGGGTGATAACAACGGGGGCTTTCATCGGTAATATACCGATTCAAACAAGCGGCGGCGCTATTACTTATGCGGTGACATTCTTGTGTACTGATGTTATCGGCGAAATATGGGGCAAGCAAAAAGCAATGGATGTTGTGAAATACGGCTTTATTGGTCAGGTTTTTGCAACGATAGCTATTGTGTTGACTGGATTATGTACCGCCGTAGATATGCGTATGGAGCAAGCATATCAAACACTGTTGGGGCAAAACTGGGTGTTCGTTATCGGGAGCTTGTGTGCATACTATGCGAGCCAAACGTGGGATGTATATATCTTCCATAAAATCAGAGATGGCTATATTCGCAAACATGGCAGTATTAAGCACGGAAAATGGATATGGAATAACGCAAGCACAATGACGAGCCAAATCTTTGACACCGCTATTTATGCAACGGTTGCGTTTGGCTTTGGGTTGGGGTGGCTATTCTCGTCACACGGAGTGACCAGCCTTATTGGTTTAATGATAGGGCAATATGTATTAAAGTTTTGTTTGGCAGTACTTGATACGCCTGTGTTCTATTTCTTGACAAGAAAAGAAGATGAAAAAAGCGGCGTGGTAGACGCTGTTTGAGGAGGAGCGAAATGTATACAGTAACCAAAAGAATTGAAGTAAGCGGAAGCCATCAATTAAAACTTCCGTATGAAAGCAAATGTAAAAACCTGCATGGGCATAACTGGATTATCAATGTCACATTAAAATCTGAAACGCTGGATGAAAGCGGTATGATTTTGGATTTTACGAAAATCAAAGAAATTGTAAACCAATTAGACCACGCACATATCAACGATATTGTGCCATTCAATCCCACCGCAGAAAACATGGCAAAATGGCTATGTGATAAAATCCCGTTCTGCGTAAAGGTTTCAGTGCAGGAAACGGAAGGGAATGTGGCTACCTATGAAAAATAAATTTCATGTTTCTGAAGTATTTGATTCTATTGAGGGCGAGGGTAAACGCACGGGATATATGTCTATCTTCGTTCGGCTGACAGGGTGTAATTTACGATGTTCCTACTGCGATACCAAATACGCACAAATTATGGGACAGGAAGACACGGAGATGACAGAGGAAGAGTTGATTGAGAGAATCAAGTCGTACCCGTGGAAAAAGGTTACTTTAACAGGCGGAGAACCGCTGTTGCACAGTGTGGACAGCCTTGTAAGCACTCTTTCAAAAGAGAACTACGAGGTCAATATCGAAACCAACGGTGCTGTGCCGTTATTGGAAAACCGCTATAACAATGTGTTCTACACGATGGACTGGAAATGCCCGTCAAGCGGTGAGAACGGCAAGATGTTATACGACAACCTGCGGAGGCTCGATAGAAAAGACGTTTTGAAATTTGTTGTTGGTAACAATGACGATTTGGAAGAAATGCGTAAAATTGCGGAAAACAAAGACTACGCATATTGGTGGGTACGACCGCTGATTTATGTTTCTCCCGTGTTTGGGGAAATCGAACCCGTGGAAATCGTGGAGTATTTGAAGAAACACGAATTGCGTAGTGTATGTATGCAGATGCAGTTACATAAGATTATTTGGAATCCCGACAAAAGGGGTGTATAGATATGGATGTTAAAAAAGTAGAAAAGGCGGTAAGAGACTTCCTTATTGCCGTCGGTGAGAACCCCGAAAGAGAGGGGCTTGTAGAAACTCCGAAGCGGGTGGCTAAAATGTATGCTGAATTGTTGGAGGGCATACAGTACAGCAACCACGAAATTGCGGAGAAGTTCAATAAAACATTTTCCATTAAATCAAAGGAAGAAGCAAAAGACATGGTGCTGGTGAAAGACATCAGTGCTTTTTCCTTTTGCGAACACCACATCGCACTGATGTATGATATGAAGATTTCCATCGCATATATACCGAAAGACAAGGTTATCGGTCTTTCAAAGGTCGCACGTATTGCGGATATGGTTTGCAAACGGCTTCAGTTGCAGGAGAAAATCAGTAACGATATCTACGATGTGTTATGCGAGCTTCTCAACACCGAAAACATTGCGGTTCATATCGAGGCAAAGCACAGCTGTATGACCGCAAGGGGAATCAAAAACCAGTCTGCGGTGACGGTGACAAATAAATTTGGTGGGCTGTTCCAACAGATGGAATGGCAACACGAGTTTTTACACGCACTCAAGTAGTCAAGCGTTTAAAATCGTTTTTAAGGCGCGTCAAATTTATTTTTGGATAAATCCATCGGGCGAACAGTTAAAACGCTTCAGAAACGATTTTACGAATAAATAACCGCATGTTTTATTCTTAATTTACTTAATATTAAAAATGGCAAAGTTAAAAATTACGGACAGGCAAATTATTGAAGCCTTAAAAGCTACTCATGGGTTTCAGAGCCAAGCCTGCAAATTAATAGAAGAAAACTTCAAAATTACATTCTCTCCGTCTGCTATGTCGCAAAGAATCAGTCAAAGCGCAGAGATTCAGACCGCATTAAATGAGATGCTTATTGCTGATGTTGATTATGCGGAAAACAAATTGTGGACGCTGATAAAAGACGGAAATACTGCGGCTATTCTATTTTACCTTAAAACAAAAGGTAAAGACAGGGGTTACTCTGAACGCCGTGAATTGACGGGGCAGAATGGAACACCACTGCAGATGGGGGAAGTGAAAATCTATATCCCTGACAACGGGCGTGATAAAAATGGAGATTAGACCGCAAGAGGGTAAGCAAGCGGACTTCTTGTCAACTAATGCAGATATAGCGATATACGGCGGAGCCGCAGGTGGCGGAAAAACTTTCGGCTTACTGCTTGAATGCTTACGGCATATTGATAACGGCGGTTTTGGTGCTGTTATATTCCGTAGGGACAGCAAACAGATTAAAAATGAAGGTTCGCTGTTAGATAGTAGCAATGAAATATATCCGCTTGTGGGCGGTGTATGCACTGGCTACCCGATGCCAACGTGGACGTTTAAAAGCGGAGCAAAAATCAGCTTTTCGCATTTACAGCTTGAAAAAGATAAATACAGTTGGCAAGGGGCACAGGTGTGCCTGATAGCGTTTGATGAATTAACGCATTTTACCGCTTCGCAGTTTTGGTATATGTTGTCCCGTAACCGCTCAACGTGCGGGATAAGACCGTATGTAAGGGCAACGTGCAATCCCGATGCTGACAGTTGGGTGCGTTCGCTGATTGATTGGTGGATTGATAAAGATGGCTATGCTATCCCCGAGCGTTCGGGCGTATTGCGATACTTTTTTCGTGATGCAGGAAACATTATATGGGGCAGTAGCAAAGAAGAACTGCAACAAAAATACAATGCAGATGTTGCAGAAATAAAAAGCCTTACTTTTATCAGCAGTAACGTATACGACAACAAAATATTGATGGAAAAAGACCCGTCCTATATCGCCAATCTAAAGGCGTTAACACTGGTTGACAGGCAACGCCTTTTGGGTGGCAACTGGAACATCAAACCGCAAGCAGGAACTATTTTCAGGCGTTCGCAAGTAAATGTCATTCAACAATTACCGCACGATATAAAACGATGGTGCAGGGCGTGGGATTTGGGTGCAACGGAAGTATCAAGCGATAATCCATCACCCGATGCTACAGCAGGCGTTCTTATTGGCATAACAAAGGGCGGGAGATATATTGTTGCTGATGTTATTCGTGTGTGCGAAGTAGCGGCAAATGTGAGGAAAATTATAAAAAATACGTGTGCATCAGATGAAGCAAAATACAAACGTGTTTACACACGATTGCCACAAGACCCCGGTCAGGCAGGTAAGGCACAGGCGGCAGATTTTGTCAAATTTTTGGCAGGGTACAAGATAAAGATACAAACCGTCAGCGGTGATAAAGTGACACGTTCGGAACCATTTGCGGCACAGTGGCAAGGTGGTAATGTAGATGTACTTGCGGCTGATTGGAATGAAGCGTATTTCAACGAGTTAGAACAATTCCCTGATGGTTCGCATGATGATATGGTGGACGCAAGTTCTGATGCGTTTATAACGCTTGCGAAAGACTATACCGAGCCAAAAGAAATGTTCACCAACTATAGTATATAGGAGTAACAAATGAGTGAATTATCAAGAGTATTAGGAGAAACAGGAAACAAGCGGCTTGTAAGAGATGCTT